CAAGCAAAACAAATTGAAAAAATTTGCAACGATTATGCAGAATCTGATTGTTATATTTCGGAGGCGGAAGATGTAATAACTGATATATTGTGTGTTTTAGAAATTAACTATGACTATACTTCTGGAGAGTTAGTAATTGATATAGACGAGGAGGATGCGGAATGAATAGAGCAGAAATAGAAATCGCAGTTTTGCAAGAGGCAAAAAACAGGCTTAATTTTATGATCGAAAATTTGATTTGGAAAAGTCATGATAAAGAATATGGGATTCAAATGGCGATCAATGAACTTGAAATTATGATCGATGAGACGCAAAATGATTGATCGTGATATTCGGCGGCGGCTACTCTCTATCATGGTCATTTTGAACAGGAAGCAAGTTGAAATGACGGTTAAGCAAGTTATATTTGAATTAAAGCGAATGTACAGTGGGCAGTACCAAGTGGAGCGTCGCGCAGTTTATGCTGATTTGAAAGCGTTGGAAGAATTCGGACAGGTCACAATTCGAACTGGAGCGGCGAACACGATCTATGCAAAAACTACAGCGCTTCGAGATATGGCAAAAGTTATATAGCTTAAACGAGTACCGAAACGAACATTTTCACAAACTAAACGCGATCAAAAGGGAATGGGCAAACGCGACAAAACTAGCTTGCATTTGGAACAAGATCGAGCCAGTGGACAAGTGTCAATTGTCATTCGTGTTTGTTGTGCCGGATCGGAAGCGGCGAGATGTGGACAATTACGCGGCAACGGTAAAGATGGTTATTGATGGATTGGTTGCGGCGGAGGTGTTACTGGATGATTCTTTTCAATATGTTCAGAAGGTTGAAATGACTATAGTAATACAGGCAAAAACACAAGGTGTTAAAGTTATAATTCAGGAGGTAGAAATTTGAAAGAATTCACTGCTTTTTCATTTGGTGCAGGTGTTCAAAGTACAACTATTTTGCTAATGATTTGCAAAGGTGAACTTCCAAAGCCTGATTTAATTGTTTTTGCGGATACTGGTTGGGAGCCACAAGAAGTATATAAGCATTTGAAATGGTGCATTGATTTCACAAGTGAATATCAATTAGAAATTCAAATAGTAAACAACGGGAATCTACGGGAAGATATATTGTTAGGTAAAAACGGAAAAAGGTTTCCTTCATTACCGTTTTTCACAAAAGGCGTTCATCCTATTTTTGAGGAAGATGTAGAACAAGATGAAAACCAATTAACACTTTTTGATTTAGAGATCAACAAAGAAAAAAGTCCTATAAGATTTGAAATGAGAAAAGGAATGGTTAGGCGACAATGCACTAACGAATACAAAATAATGCCAGTGAAAAAAGCAATACGAAAATTTGCTGGGTTAAAACATGGAGAAAAAGCTAAAAATTTAATAGTGAATCTATGGATGGGTATTTCGATTGATGAAATACAACGAATGAAACAATCTACTGATTCATACATAAAAAATATATATCCTTTAATTGATATGAATATGTCAAGAAGTGATTGTTTTATGTGGTTAGAAAAAAACAAATTTCCTATTCCACCTAAATCGAGTTGTATTGGTTGTCCTTTTCACGATGATTATACTTGGGGAAAAATGAAAATAAATGATCCGAAAAGTTTTGATGATGCAGTAATAATAGATAACGAAATAAGAAAGTTACCAAGGTTTAACGCGCAAGCATTTTTACACCGTTCTTGTAAACCATTAAGCGAAATAGAATTTTCTAATAATCAAATGGAATTAAACGATTTTATCAACGAATGTACAGGTCATTGTGGAGTTTAGGAGATGCAACAATGGAAAAGATGTACGGTGTGAGGATTCGGCACAGAGTTATGAAGACAACGAGTGATTATTGGTTCGACACTCCAGAGCAATTAGAGCGCCAGATGAAGATATTCAATCCGCAGAAGTATGAAGTGGTCGAGTATTTGGACAATCAGGCTTCGTTAATTTTTGATATAGAACAAAAATGATAAAATAAAAGTAAGCATGAGCCAATCGGTTGCGGTTGGTTTTTGTGCTATTACAGGCGGAAGAAGGTTAGCAGATGGAAATAATAATGCGGAAGACTGACGAGTTAATTCCCTACGTTAATAACGCGAGAAAAAACGATCATGCGGTAGATGCAGTAGCAAGTAGTATCAAAAATTACGGATTCAAACAGCCGATTGTTATTGACGGACTTGGTGAAGTGGTCGCAGGTCATACACGACTAAAAGCGGCAAAAAAGCTAGGGTTAAAAGAAGTGCCAGTAATCGTTGCCGATGATTTAACACCTGCACAAGTCAAAGCGTACCGGATTGCAGATAATCGGGTTGGCGAGTTGGCAGAATGGGACATGGAGTTATTACAACTTGAATTAAGTGATATTGAAGGTTTTACAGGTTTTGAAGAATTTGAAATAAAAAGCGATGAATACGAAAATTTTTCCGATAAAAATAAAGAATTAGATATTAATGATTTTAACGATTTAATGGAAATTAAATTGAATTTTATAGAATCTGATTATCATACAGTTAAAAATTTCCTATTAAAAAATGGTTCTACATTAGAGAACGGTTTGTTAAAGGTGATTAATGAACAACAAATTTAATTTTTCAACAGTAGAAAATTTTGATAATCACATTTCAAATTCAATATATGGTTATAATTTATTATATAATCTCATATTAAATTTAATAGATTTTTTTGTTGATGAGAATGACATTGTCATAGATATCGGTTGTACAACTGGTAAGTTATTAAAAAACATTAAAGAAAAATATAAAACAAAATGTATAGGATACGATGTGACAGATAAGCAATTTATAAATGATTTAGATTTAAGGATTCAAGATATAACGGAAAAAGATTTTTTGTTTCCACAAAGCAATTTATTTTTATCTATTTTTACTTTGCAATTTATAAGTTTAGAAAAAAGAGAAATTGTATTAAAAAAAATTTATAACTCTTTATCAAAAAACGGTATTTTTATTTTTTGCGAAAAGGAAATAATCGAAAGTGGATTCTTTCAAGATGTTTTTACTTTTGCAAATTACGATTATAAAAAAAGCAATTTTTCATCTGATGAAATTTTATTAAAAGAAAAACAATTAAGGGCAATTATGAAGTGTAATACTTATAAACAAAATATAGATTTGCTTAAAAAAACAGGTTTTAAAGAAATAACAATATTTTTTAATTCGTTAAATTTTAAGGGGTATATATGCAAAAAATAACTTTTCCTTTCATTTGGAATTTAGAAAATGGTTATAAATTAAAAAATAATTATAAAGTTTTTGGAACGTTTGTTTGTGCAGGTGGTTCAACAATGGGTTTTAAATTAGCAGGGTTTAATCATTTAGGAGGTGTTGAATTAACCGAGCATTATTCGCGACTATATATTGAAAATCATAATCCAAAAATATTTTTCACAATGGATATTAGAGATTTTAATAAAAAAAATGATATTCCCATTGAATTATATGATTTAGATTTATTAGATGGTTCACCACCTTGCGCTTCATTTTCAACAGCAGGAGCAAGAGAAAGAAAATGGGGAAAAGAAAAAAAATACGAAGGTTTTATACAAAAAACTGATGATTTGGTTTTTGAGTATGTAAAAACAATAAATAAACTAAAACCAAAAACTTTTTTAATGGAAAATGTTTCTGGTTTAGTAAAAGGTAATGCAAAAGTATATGTTAAAAAGATTTTCGATGAATTAGATAAAATTGGATATAAAGCGCAAATATTTTTATTAAATGGTGCATCAATGGAAGTGCCACAAATGCGACAAAGGGTTTTTATAATTGGTCATAAAAAAGATTTTAATTTGCCTAAACTATCACTTGAATTTAATTACAAGACAATAACGTTTAGTGAAGCTACAAAAAGTTTTTGGAAATTTGGCGGACCTTCAATCGTAAATTATGAAATATATAAATACTGGAAAGAGATTGATTATCCAAAAGAAACAACGCATAAAAAAAGATTTAGTTTAAAAAGACCTAGTTTAGAAAGACCTTGTTATACATTGACTGAATCCGATTCTAATATTGGAGCGGCTTCTGTTTGTCACCCATTAGAGCCAAGAAAATTAAATAAATATGAAGCAAGCGCGATACAAACATTTCCGCAAGACTTTAATTTTTTAGATGAAAATCCTCTTTCTTGTATAGGTAGAAGTGTACCACCAGTAATGATGGCGCATATAAGCACTCAAATTAAACTACAATGGCTTGATAGGTTGTGATTATAAATGGCAGAATTAAAGCTAAACAAAGAGTTAATCGACAAGGCGCACCGACTAATTAGTGAAGGTCACTATGCGGTGGTTGTTTGTACCTATTTGGGAATTGGTGAAACGACATACTATAGGTGGATTGAGAAAGCAAAAGAAGATGAAGCTAATAATAAAAAGTCATTATATCGGGAATTTTGGGAGTCTATAAACGAAGCAGAAGCAAAAGCGGAAATGCGACACCTTCAAAACATAGCTAAAGCGGCTACAGATGGAACGTGGCAAGCGAGCGCGTGGCTATTAGAGCGCAAGCATAAAAACAGATGGAGTCAAAAGCAAGATATCACATTGTCTGGTAATCCAGATGCACCATTGGAGATTAAGACACAATGGACAGAGTAAAGCGCGTCAAGATGTATAAGCCGCACGCCGGACAGCTTGAAATGCACGAGCGTACAACGTGGGATAAGCGGACGCGTTTTCGAATTGCTTGTTGTGGTCGCCGCTTCGGAAAAACAATGGCGTGCGCAAATGAATTAATCGAACATGGTTTAAACGTTGCAAAGTCGGTGAATTGGTGGGTAAGTCCGACTTATCAGCAATCCATGATTGCCTATAGAATGGTTGAAAATGCGCTAGGGAAAACAGGGTTAATAGAGCAAGAAATAAAAAGCGAGCGCCGGATATCACTAATAAACGGTTCATCGCTTTCTTTTAAGTCTGCTGACAATTTCAATGCGCTTCGCGGTGAAGGTGTAAACTTTTTAGTCATAGACGAAGCGGCGACAATTCAGCGCGAAGCATGGGAGCAAGCGTTAAGACCTACCTTGTCAGACAAAAATGGACGCGCGTTAATAGTGGGGACACCAAAAGGGCGCAATTGGTTCTATGAATTATATTCGCGCGGATGCGATCCGGAGCAAACCGAGTACAAAAGCTACTCTTTTCCAACGTGGACGAATCCGCTTATTCCGCAAAGTGAGATTGAAGAAGTAAGGCGTTCGCTACCGGCTGACGTTTTTAGGCAAGAGTACGAGGCACAATTTTTAGAAGACAGTGCCGGAGTATTCCGCAACATTCGCGAATGCGTTACAGGTCAGTTTCAGGAGCCAGTCAAGGGAAAGCAGTATTACATTGGTTGGGATATCGCCAAGCATCAAGACTTTTCCGTTCTGGTCTGCATGGATTCGAATAGGCACGTTGTGGCGTTCGATCGTTTCAATCAAATCGACTATTCCCTGCAATTGTCGAGAGTGTCAGCGATGGCGGAAAAGTACCGCGCCAGTGTCCTAATGGATTCAACAGGCGCAGGTGATCCGGTTATGGAGCAACTTCGAGCGCGTGGAGTTAGCGTGGAAGGTTATAACTTATCAAGTCAGTCAAAACAACAGTTGATTGAGCATTTGGCAGTAGGAATTGAGCAACGTTTGCTGACGTTTCCTCAAATCGATGTCATGATTAACGAGTTGCAAATATATGAATACGAGATGACTAGAGCTGGAAACGTAAGATACAACGCGCCTAGTGGCTTTCATGATGATACGGTTATCGCGTTAGGCTTGGCTTATTGGAAGTCCAAGCAAACGCCTGCCATCATGTTCTAGTTTTACGCTATAATAGAATAAGTCAAAACTGAAAATGGAGGTGAGCGAGTGGGCATCTTAGACTTTTTTAAGAAGGACAAGTGGCGTTATACGATGCAAGGTAATTTCGACAGACCAGTGTGGACAACTCAGAAGGATAAGCAATTCATCACAGAGGGATATAACCGCGTGGTGTGGGTGTATGCTTGTGTCAGCGCGATTTCGGGCGCAGTGTCAAGCGTGCCTTGGTTGCTATATCGAAAAGGGCGTGGCGGTCGGTTAATTGAAATTACAGACCATCCCATTTTAACCATGCTAAACAATCGAGCCAATCCGCATATGAGCGGTAAAGACTTCATTGATTATTGGTCGACTTATTTGGCAATTGAGGGCAAATTCTATGCCGAATATAGCAATCCCAACGCACCAATGGCGATGTACCCTCTTTATCCACATTATATGTACCCAATTCCGCATAGAACGGAATTTATTGGTGGCTATGAATATCGACTAGATACACCGATTTTGTACACGCCGGAAGAAATTTTATGGTCAAAATTCAATGATCCACTAGACGTTTATCAAGGGCAAAGTCCGATTCGAGCATTAAGCCGGACGATTGATACAGAAAATGAAGCGGTAGACTGGAATAAGTCTACGCTACAAAATGCAGGTGTTCCGGCAGGTGTCTTTCAGATTCAAAATCCATCACCGGAGTTACAAGAGACACTGCGCGAAGAATGGCGTAAACGATATGCAGGCGGATCAAATGCGCGTATCCCATTGATACTGAACGCTGACAAGGCGACTTATCAGCAAATCGGGCTTAGTGCAATGGATATGGATTTCTTAAATCAGCGCAAGGTCAATAGGACTGAGATTTGCGCCGCGTTCGGTGTTCCATCGCAAATTGTAGGAGATCCAGAAGGACAGACTTATTCCAATTATGGCGAAGCACAAAAAGCTTTTTGGGAAAATACCGTAATAAGTCGATACTTAGAACATATGCTAGACAAATTGCAGTCTGACTTGTTGCCGCGTTATTCTGATTCTCTTGTTCTTAAATATGATTTGACTGGTGTAGGAGCGCTTAAAGAAAACGAGGAGAAGAAGTCCAAGCGAGTAATTGAGCAATTCAAAGCCGGACTGATTAAGCGAAACGAAGGACGCTATGCACTGGATTACGAAGACGATCCGATTTCGGGGAATCTATATTTCAATGAGCTAGCAGTCGCCGGATCAGCGCCGCTTCCAGAAGTCGAACAGCCAGAAGCGCCAGAGATGGAAGAGCCGGAGGAAATGGAAGAGCCGGAAAAAGTCGAACTGGAAGATGGCGACGAGGAAGAAGAAGCAACAGAGATTCAGATTGAAATTGCAAAAAAAAAAGTACCTACCAACTTTCCGGTAGCCGGCGAAGATAAAACAGTCTCACTTGCTAACAGTCAATTTGAATTATTTCCTTTGGACTATGCCGAAGATTTACGCAACAATTTTCCCGATATATGGGAAAAAGGTGGGAACATTCAAGGAAACGACACCTACCGAGTAATTCGCCGCGTTCGTGACGAAGGCAAATCTGCTGATGAGTTGACACCAAACGATATCGAGATTATAAGGATGCGTGAGGCTTGGTCAGCGCGTCACTACCGAGACCACCGTCTAGCAGGTGTAATTGCACAGGTCAAATGGCACATGGTAGGCAGTCGTGGATTGGATCACATGAAAGCAGTGATTCAGGAAGCAAAGGACAAGCAAAAGAAAAGCGTTGACATGAATCCAGACGAGATGAAGATGTACTGGAAACGTATCGATGCTGAGCGTGAGCGCTATATCGTCAAGACGAAACGCGAGATCAAGCGCTATTTTGTGGATCAGCAATCGAAACTGATGAAGCAATTAGAAGGCGCTTCTGCATTCGAAGCGGAACGAATCACTGATGAAGTGGTCACAGCGACAAGTAAAGATTTGCGGAACATTTTAATTGCCATGAATCGTGCGGTTATCGATCATTTCGGCAAACAACAATACAACGATTTGCGGCGCGAGAAGATGCAGACCAAGGCATTCGAAGCCTACACCGATGATTTGTTGTATTGGATTACGCTAAATGTCGGAAACGCGGTTGTGCTCATTGACGATACCACGCGCGCCGAGATTAAAACGATCATCGCGCAAGGCATCGCGGCAGGATGGGCAATTGGTGATGAAGAAACGCCGGACACAATAGCCTATGCAATCGGTCAATTGTATCTGGAGCAGATCATCCCGAATCGGTCAGAGACAATCGCACGAACGGAAACGATGACAGCCGCAAACAAGGGAAGTTTATCAGGTGCACAACAAGCGGAAACAGATTTCGGCGCTAGGTTGCTGAAAATCTGGATACCAACACAAGACGGAGACACGCGCGACACACACGCGGCAATGTCTGGTCATCCGGCTATAGCACTGACAGACAAATTCCGCGTTGGTCAATCTCTTGGTGAATATCCGGCAGACTGGGAATTGTCAGCAAGGGAACGGATCAATTGTCGGTGTGCAGTAGGTTATGTCAGGTCACAAGAAAGGGGAGAAGACGATGCAATACAAGGCGAGTAGATTCGAATTAAAAGCGGCAGGCGATAATACTATTGAAGGTTACGCGGCTTACTTTGGAAACGTTGATTCGTACGGTGATATTATCGAGCAAGGCGCGTTTACGAAAACGCTGAAAGAGAATAGCGCACGCGTGAAGGTGTTATGGCAACATGACACTAGCGAGCCAATCGGAAAGCCTATAGCGATGGAACAAGATTCCAAAGGTTTATATATCAAAGCCAAAATAAGCATGACGGACACAGGGCGAAAGGCTATGGAACTCATGCGCGATGGTGTTATCGACGAAATGTCTATTGGTTATGATATAATCAAAGACGAATACAAAAGTAAAAATCGTATGCTTAAAGAGTTGCGGCTATGGGAGTTTTCACCCGTAACTTTTGCGGCAAATGAGAAGGCGCGGATTACTTCTGCAAAGTCATTAAGTGAACTTCTGTATGAAGTCAAAAGCGCTGATATCGGCGAAATCAAAAACGCGATTCAAAAATTAAATGAGCTCATCGCACAACTTGAGCCGGAGGCATCCACTCAAAAAGCTGATGATGAGCAACAAGAAGTGCAAGCTATTCTGCAAATGATTCGAGGGTTCAAAAATGCCTAGTCCAAGAAGCGGCGAAAGCAGAGATGAATTTGTAAATCGTTGCATGGGCGATGCAGAAGCATTAGCGGACTTTCCGGACAATGACCAAATGTTCGCAGTATGCAATACGTTTTATGATGAAGGACAAAAACAACTATCACAGGGAGTGAAAACGATGGATGCAATTAAAGAAATTCAACAAGCAATCGGCGAAGCGCTTTCCAATGGCGCGAGCAAAATGGAATTGAAATCGTTAGAAGACCGTTTGATGGAGCGCCTTAGCAATCAAGCGAAAGACAATGCAGACGCTGATGCGTTGTTCAGCAAATTCCAAACGGAACTTGAGAAAACAAAAGCGGAGTTGTCCGAGCAAGCTAAAAAATCGGCATTCGTTGCACCTGAGCGCAAAGAGACTTTTGGCGACTTCTTGGTTAAAGCACGTCGCGGCGACGCAGGACTTCGTGAAATGACGCGCAAAGCATTGGGTGAGTCCACTGGAGTCGATGGCGGCTTCTTGGTTCCAGAGCAATTCATGAATGAGGTTGCTCAAGTACGTTTGGAGCGTTCCGTTGTTCGCGGAAGCGGCGCACGCGTTCTAAACATGGCGAGCAACATTCTAAAAATGCCAGCACTGAACGTTGCAAGTAATGCGGCAGGTTCGATTTTTGGCGGAGTTGCGGCTTATTGGACTGGTGAAGGCGAGACAAAAACACCGAGCGCGCCTAAATTTAAGCAAGTTACACTTGAAGCAAATAAATTGATCGGCTACGTTGAATCGTCCGATGAATTGAACAATGATGCAATTGTGAGCATGGGCGGACTTTTGCAAGACCTATTCGCGCAAACAATCGCATTTGAAGAAGATGTCGCTTTCTTGACTGGAAACGGTGTAGGCAAACCGCTTGGTATTTTGAATGCACCTGCTAAAATCGCAGTAACTCGTACAACAGCAAGCCGAGTTGGGACTGTTGATTTGGTTGCAATGTTGGCGCGTTCTTATGGTTCACTTGCTAACAAAGTATGGGTTATCAACCAAAGCGTACTGCCAGAAATCTATAAACTCAAAGACGAAAACAGCAACTATATCTTGTTGCCAGGTTCGAATTCTACAATTGCAGGCGCGTTGCCGCAAACGATTTATGGCGTTCCGGTTATCGTTACCGAGAAGTTGCCAGCATTGGGCACAAGCGGCGATATCTTGTTAGCAGATATGAGCTACTACCTCATTGGTGATCGTCAACAATTGACTGTTGACGAGTCAATTCATGTGAAATTCCAAACAGATGAGAAATCTTGGAGATTCGTATCACGCGTTGCAGGTCAACCGTGGATTGATTCCGCAATCACACCACGCGCAGGCGGTTCCACATTGTCGCCATTCGTAACACTTACTTAATAAGGGAGGGTAAACAAAATGCCAAACGCAAAAATCAGTGAGCAAGTAACAATTTCGGAAGCAATTTATCCACGCGTTAGCGCGGCAGTATCATCAAGTACGCTTGTTGATATGAGCCAATTCGGACGATTCGCGGCGGTTGTATCTCATGGCACAGCAACAACAGCTAGTACAATGGTTGTTCAAGTATGGGAATCCACTGCCGCAACATGGGCAGGTGCAGTTGCGACTTTGTTGAGCACAACAACAGTATCTGTTGCAACAGCTTCTACAAATGTAACAACTGTAGACGTTTTGAACACTGAAATCACAGAAGGCAAGCGCTACCTTGGAGTGTACGTCACAAAGGTTGATACAGCTTCTTCGATTAGTGCAATTAACGTACAAGGCAACGATCGTTATCAAGGTTAATCATTAGGCGCGATTCGCGCGATAGAGGGATAGTCGACGGACGACAAGGCGGAGCCTGTACCGCCTTCCCTCTATTTTTTACAGGTACACACAATTACAGGAGCGTGTGACAAAATGACAGACGAAGCCAAACAAGCACCAATGAAAATTATGATCGGAATACCAATGTCACGCCCGATTGAATTTCGCGTTTTCGAATCATTCGTCAAAATGGCGAATCAACGCGGACAACATGAATACAGCTTCTGCATGACACAGAATTCACTTGTTCACGATGCAAGGGAATCCATTGTGGAGCAGTTTTTGAAATCGGAATGTGAAGCGTTAATGTTTATTGATTCGGATATGGTATTCCATCCTTTATCAATTTATTATTTGGAACGCCACAAACTGCCATTTGTAACTGCTAAAGCGTTCAAGCGTGTTCAACCGTATCAGCCATGCTTTTATAGCAAAATCGAAGAACAGCCCGATGGAAAATG